GTAACTTGACCCCTACGCATTTTATGGGTCAAAACTTGAGTGGTCATAACTATAGGTTTTCTATGCTTTTGAGCTAAACGTTTCATTGATCTAGTTATGTTAGTTAAAGCCATGGGGGTATTTGCCTCTCCTGTAACCTCATCAATCATTAAGTAAACTCCGTCAACAAAGATAATATCCGGCTGAAGCTTTTCAATTTTTAAAGATAGGCCGGTTATAGTTGCTGCGGTTACAGAATCAGTCAAATAAAAATTATGCATCCCATCCATATGATCTAGAGTTTTTTGATACCTAGCTTCTTCTAGAGGAGTTAAAGCTCCACGTATTAAACGTCCATGGGATATGTGAGCACGCATAGAGTCGTGTCTGCGTTGCTGCTCCATGTTGCTCATCTCAAAAGATTGATACAAAGGTACAAACCCGTCTTCGTGGGTATTTACAGCCATCTGTAGAGACAGAACTGATTTACCCGTCTTAGGTGGAGCAATTACAGTAACTAGTTGCCCAGGCTGTAATCCAGCAGTTGCTACGTCCATTACCTGAAAACCTGTAGCAATTCCAAGTAGCCCGTTTGGTCGGGTCTTTATATTCAAATACTCGTCATAACGTGTCTGAGTATTTTTAGTTAAATCTATGTCACTAGTTTGAGATGCGCCCTCATCAGATAGTTTAGCTACACCTGAACCCATTAGCGTAATTGCAGAGTCATGATCTCCAGCGGCTACTGCATCTGCAGCAAGCTGAACTACTTCAATAGTTTTTTGACGTTTGCGATACTCAACCAATTGATCTAACAAGTATGAGATTGAGTCTTCAACAGCAAGAAGCCGGTAGTTAGGGAAGTTATCTTTTACAGTAGTAGCGGTAGGTACTTCACTGTACTTAGTCCAATGCTGTCGTATGAACTTCCATACAGCACGGTTTTCATCTACGTAAAACCATTCGTCTTGTAGACCACGCTCTAATAATTCAGAGATGTCTCTATCGCGTACAGCTTTAGAGATTAATCTAATCTCGTTGTCAGCTGCCACTGTTAATCCTCCCAAGATCGATAAACTTTCCGCCATATCGTAGACCACGTTCAGGTATATCCACAACTCCGACTAACTCTGGGCGGTACGGTAGTTCGCCTACTAGATCTGACACCGTTTGATAAGCGGTGTAGTAGTTAAACGGATTAGTGCCCAAGTTATCTAGATCCTCTAATATCTCTTTCATTTCTTTTCTTGTGTACCCAAAACCAGCTATCTCCATAGAGTACCCAAACTTTTGTGCAAAGTTCCAAAACAAAGATAGAGCACGTCGGTTATAAGTAACTTCTTCTTTAAATACTGGTATGCCTAAAACTTTTTTCATCTCCGGTTTACGATCTAGTATGCAATCAAGAGTCACTATAACTCTCATTGGAACTTCGTTTGAGATGTCCCCCCCACGCATTCTTAGCCTACTTTTACTTGGCCATAGCGAAGAACTAAATCACGGAATTTATCCGGAGATTTAGATTCAGCTAACTCAGATTTAGATGCAGATCTTTTTATAGACTTTTCTATAAGTGGCTCAACTTGAGTAGTGTGCTTGCACTTAGATCGCAAACTAAACCCATTGCAACTGCAACGCATTTTCCCTTCGTCATTTATTTGCACTTCGCTAACGCCGGTCGATAAAGATATAAAAAACTGAACTGTTCTCCATGTCATAATGCTCTCCTGTCACCTTCTGCTGACTCTACTACGATTGGCATAAACGCTTCTTTAACAAAACTACCCATAGGTTGACCGTAGGTATCTCCCCAGTCTTTTATAGGCACGTTGGTCGTTACTATAGTTGGAAGACCGGCATTAAAGCGAGCCCGCAGTAGGGCATCAAAAGTATTCTCTGCCCAACCTGATGCGGTTCGATATTCCTTGCCGATATCGTCTAGAACTAAAACTTTAATGTTCAAATGCTCTGGAGCATCCCCATAGATGCCGTCTATAAGGTTTTGAATCTCGCTCTCAGACTCCTCCTCCCAGTTTCGCTTTTGAAGCCGTAGAAGCTTGGGATAGTCCGTAAAGTACGCCGGACGGAGGGGAAGCCTTTCCGGTGTACCTATGACATCTCGTGGAATAGTCCTCAAAAGCTCCTGGAGGGCCGTAGAGGCCAGAGTAGTCTTTCCGTGACCAGGTTTACCTACCAGCAGTAAACCGAGGCCGCAGGTAGACGCTCCACGGGCTTTTATGACATTTCCGGACCTGACTGAATTAAGCCAAGCCTCTACGGAATCTAATACGGGCGCCTGGCCCTGGATATTGGCGTACGGGCGAAGGTCAGATAACTCTAGCCCAACACTTTTCATTGGGAGGCCAGCAGCATTTATCTGTGCACGAACGCTTGGTGCAACATCTTTTAGGTTATAGCTCACTTGCCCTCCAACAGTTTTAGTAGACGTTCTTGATTAGCAAGCGCATCTTCATCTACAAAATCAGTTTCTGCAACTCGGGAAGTAATTCCATGGATAGTTGGGTAAAAGGCGATAAACCTGCGCCATATCGGCTGACCGATACCTGCATCGTTTAGAAGTCTAGGATCTGCAAAGAATACTCGAATTGCTTTTAGGATCGAAAGATTTGTTGCATCAGACTCTGAGATAGTTTTATTGATCCACTTCGCTAACTGCTCGCCGTTAATCTGACCAGGAATGCCGGAAGCTTTTTCACGGACTAGGTCGTAAAACTCTGAGACAAGATCTTTTGAAGTCCAAGTTTCCTCTGGTCGCTCATACCGGCGCATGCTGGCTGGTACAGCCTCGAACTTAGTTTTCTTGTACTTGGCATTACGCATTGCCTTCTTGTCTTCAATCTTGCCTACAGCCCCAGGAGCTTCGTCAATATCAGATTTCTTCTTTGGTAAATTCTCATCCAGGTTTGGCCAACCCATTTCGATTCCTTCCTTCGGTTTCAGCGCAGCTGAAGTATTAGAAGTACGTAGTACTTCTAATACATTTAGACTAGTAGTTATATCATTAGTATTAAGTAAGCTATATAGAACGCCTGGATTACCGACGCCTGATAATCCGTCGTCGGTGAACTTCAAAGTAGTGCGCCATTGACCCCCAACTTGTGCTTTTACGGCTTTTATGTATCCAGCATCTTTGAGTTCTTTCATGGCAGAACGAATCGCGTCCCGACCTTCTGGGACTGCTGTAGATATTTCATCGGCAGATAGAACTCTGCCAGTTTCTATGTAAAACGCATACAACCCGCGAGCGCGTAGCGATAAGTATGGATTAGAATATGGTGATTGCATGTAGACCCCCCTCTACAAAAATCTTACATCCGATCTACCCTCTTTGGCAAACCACGCATTTCACGGACTGATGGGCCCGTAAAAACTTGTTCTACCAGTAAGGACATAGTTAGACCTAAGAACGTTGAGGCCAGGCAATAAATCAAAAGGGGAAGCCCCGAAACCCCTAAGATTATGGAAGAAGGTACGGCTATGGCCGCAGCTAGTAAGCCACGCCATTTTCCGATAGATATTATTAATCCTTCAACTGCTGTTAAAACACAAGCAGTTGCGAGTGCAGCTATAACAACATTTGTCATAGGCCAGAGGCTACTCTCTAAAAACAACCCTGTCAATATGGAAGGTTTGACCTGTGGCTGCAGGGGCAGTTGTTGCACAAGTTACGCTTAGAACTGCGTAAGAAGCTCCCGCCGTATCTGCTGCGCTAATAGTAGCGGCTATATACGCCCATCGATCTTGACGCACTACTAGTGCTGAAGCTGTTCTATTAATTATCTGAATATCGAATTCATCGTAAAATTTTACGCTTAAAGTATAGGTTCCAAAAGCATCTTCGTTTTCAGGCTTTACTGCAACTGATGCGTAGTACCCACGTAAGCCTAGTACAGGGACTTGTCCGGTAGTAATACCAAATGCGTTTGCCGCATTTGCGGTTACTTTACAAAACGCTGTGCCGTGTGTGCAATACTCATCAAATAAAGTTCCGCGAGTTACGGTTCGTGACAGGTTAGCCGATACGCCAGACCAAGTCCCTAAACTTCTTTCAAACGATGCAGAAGGTATCAGAGAAGTTTCAAGCTCTGGATAAGGAATAGTTGCTTTTCCAGCCTCTATAGACCAGCTACTTCCATGAGGTAGGACCTTTGGGAGAGTATAAAAAAGTCGTGAGTACTTTTCGTAATAGTTAGCCCAGTAATTGCTCTTACCACCATGTGAACTTTCTTCTCTAGAAAGATACATGTTTTTAGTTACGTCCCCAGTATTTGGGCGAGTTACTACGCCAGAACCTGCAGGATCTACAAACTTTGAAGGTATGCGCCCAAGCTCTGCTTGAACACCATCTACGTAAAATACTGCGGCAGAACCAGACCCTGTTGATAGGGATATTGTTAAAGTAAACGTAGTTTCTCCAGCAGCAGCAACTCTTGGAGCATAGATTCTTGTCCAGGAGTCTTTATTAGCCTCTTCTATTTCAAATAGGTTTACTGCTTGCCCATTTGTAGATATTGAGTAGGTACCGGC